GCCGACGATGGCATGGGCGAAGTCGGCCACGCCGAGCTGGCGCATCACGTTGACGTTGGTGGAATCCGCCTGCACCGCATGCGTCAGGTAGTTGCCCCAGAGCTGCACGGGCTCCGCGTCCTTGTCGAGACCCATCACGTCGTGGCCCAGACGCATCAGCGACTGCGCGACCGAGCTGCCGAAGCGGCCCAGTCCGATCACGACCACGCTGTCTCCTCTCGAGAAGGAGAACTGCTCGGTAAATAATCTAGCCAACAATTGGGTGCTCCTCTGGATAGCGGAACGGCATGCGGCGCTCGCCCAATACCAGCGATGCCGCCAGCGTAATCGTGCCCACCCGGCCGGCATACATCAGCAGGATCAGCGTCAACTGGGCCGGCACCGGCAGATCGCCGGTGATCCCCGTCGACAGGCCGGTCGTTCCGAAGGCGGCGATGACCTCGAAGATGATCTGATCGGTCGGCACGTCGGTCGTGATCAGCAACACCAGTGTACCGAGGGTGACCATCGCGCTGCCGAGCACCAGCACCGTGACGGCCTGGCGCTGGGCCGAGGCGCCCAGTCTGCGGCCGTATGCCTCGCAGTCGCTTTGCCCGCGGATCTCGGCGATCACCAGCAGGACCAGGATGGCGATCGTGCCGACCTTGACGCCGCCGGCGGTACTGGCGCTGCCGCCGCCGATGAACATCAGGAAGTAGTGCAGCGCCCACGTTTCGGGCGTCAGCAAGCTGATGTCCAGGGTATTGAAGCCCGCGGTCCGTGCCGCCACCGATGCGAAGGCCGCTGACAGCAGCTTGTCGGCGGCTGACATCGGGCCCAGCGTATTCGGATTGGTCCATTCGAACAGCAGCACCCCGACGAAGCCCATCGCCAGCAGCACCGCCGTGCCGGCGAGGGTCAGCTTGGTATGCAGGGACCAATGATGCGGGCTGCGCGCCTTGCGCCGGACATCGTGCAGCACCGGGAATCCGATACCGCCGACCACGGTAGCCAGCATCACCGGCATCAGGATCAGCGCATCGGCGGCATAGCGCGTCAGGCTGTCCGCATGGATCGAAATGCCGGCATTGTTGAAGGCGGACACCGCATGGAACAGTCCGCTCCACACCGCATCGCCCCATGGCAGGTCATGGGCAAGGCGAAGCCGCAGCGTCAGCAGCGTCGCGACCAGGGCCTCGGATGCCAGCGTCACCGCCAGCACCAGCCGCGCGACGCTGGTCACGTCGCCCATGCCCAGCGAGCGCGTCTCGACCTGCGTGATCAGCTTCGTGCGCAGCCGCAGCGAACGGTTGACCATCAGGCCCAGCAGGGTCGCCGCGGTCATCATGCCGAAGCCGCCGATCTGGAACAGCACGAGAATCACAGCCTGGCCGAAGCCGGACCAGTAGGTGCCGGTGTCGACGACGACGAGGCCCGTCACGCAGACGGCGGATACCGCGGTGAACACGGCCGTCAGCCACGGCACGGGCTGCCCGTCCGCCTGGGAGATCGGCAGGAGCAGCAGCAGCGTGCCGAGCGCGATCGCCAGCAGGAAGGCCAGCGCGACGACGCGCGGCGGATGCGCGATGGATTTCATCGGTCGATCATCCGCGCATCGGCAGTGCCGGGCTCGGGCACGCAGCAGATCGCTTCTTGTTGTCGGTCCATGTCGTCGACTCCGGGAAGGCGCTCCACCACTGCATTGGAGGCTGTTTCCTCGCTACGGCAAGAGGCCGCCGATTCTACACGGGGCCCCTTCGCATCGAACCTCCATGGTCGTGCTGCCGCGCCATGCGCGCAAGCACCTCGCTCGCCAGCGCCGGGGTTGCCACCGTTGCTACGGTTGCTACGGTCGCCACGGTCGCACGGTGGTCATGATCGCCACCGTTGCCGCTGCCACCGTTGGCACCGTTGGTACCGTTGGCACCGTTGCCACCGTTGTCACCATTGCCACCATTGCCACCATTGCCACCATTGCCACCATTGCGCGCGTGGTTGTAAGCCGCATTGGCGCCAATGACAAGGCTCGTTAATCACCGTTGCAAAATCGAACAGAATGTCAGACGCCTCGCCGCTACAGTGAACCTTCCCATGCCTGTAGGCGTTTTATGGAGGTACACGAATGAAGCAACATCTGGCGAAATCCCTGTTGATGGCTGGCGCGATGATCGCGTCGTACCCGCTGCTGGCGCAGCAGTCCCAGCCGATGCAGTCGACTCAGCCGATGCCGGCCGCTCAGACGATGCAGCCGACGCAGTCCACCCAATCCTCGCCATACGCGCAATCCGCGCAACCCACCCAATCGATCCAGTCCGCGCCTTCCGCGCAGGCGATGCCGTCGGCTCAGCCGATGCAGGGCATGCCCGCGGCAACGTCGCCAGCGCAATCCGCCGCACCGGTTGCCGGCGACCCGTACGCGCAAGCTGCCGCCCCCGCCGCGCAGCCGGGCATGGCGCCCGCCGATCCCACCCTGGTACGCAGCACCGACCCTGCCATCGATCCGGCCAGCATGAGCCTAGCACCGGACGCGCTGGGCACGCGCCTGGGCCAGCGCAGCCTCTTCCTCGACGGCGCCTGATCGCCGACGGTCGTTCGTAGTGCCGGACGCCGCTCGGCCATCGGAGCACGAGCGGCTTCCGGCTTCCGGCTTCCGGCGTCGCGGGCGCGGGCGCAGGTGCGAAGCGCCAAGCGCCAAGACGCGACGTGTAGGGGGGCCGCCAAGCGCGGAGACGCGACGCGTGGGGACCGCCAGGCGCGGAAGTCGCGAAGCGCGGCTGATGCGAAATCGAATGGGGAGAGTGGTCCCGCCGACAGGAATCCTAATCACTTACATTTCAATGACTTATTTTTCTATGGCGTGATCGTGGCGTAATTCCACGCCAAGGCGCGGCACTTCAGGGTCTATGGCCGCCATACGCACCATGCTGCTGGACAGCGCGTTATACTGTATATCCGTACAGTATTCGCTGTAGACCATGCCGGCTACCTACCCCACTGCGTCCGTGTTCCTTGAGGCCCATTTCTTCGCCGACGACCGCGAGGAGCTGCGCTTGCCCTGTGAGGCAGTCACGGTCGGCAAGGACGCCATCGTCGTGCGCGGCATCGAGACGCGCCACCTGGCCGCCCTGCGCTGGACGCCGGACGCGCTGTCGTTCGGCGCCTACCATCACCAGCTGTCGTTCAAGGTCTGGCGCCCCGCCATCATCGACGGCCTCACCGCACAGTTTCCGCTGCGCCGGCCCGGGCAGTAGCCATGCGATCGCGCGGCAACGAGCACCGATGGGCGACAGCGCCAGCGGACGAATCGGAACCGCCGGCGCCGCGGCGACCATCTTTTCCCGCGCCGCTCACGCGCGCCGAGCTCAAGGCGATGTATCAGCGCAACCGCTCCCCGGAGGTGCGGGCGCTGCTATGGGAGGTGGCGCGGCTGCAGGCCGTCGCCCGACGCGCCGCGCAGCTGTCGGCGTGCTTTCCGATGTACGACAGCGAGGCCAACACGTCGGCCTTTCAGATCATCCTGAACGCGCTGCGCCGCGAGCTGGCCAATGAGACGTGCATTGCCGAGGCCGCCGAGCTCACGCGCGAATGGGACGAGGTGTTCTCCGTCGACCTGAACCCGGGACGCCGGCGCTAGGCGTGTCGGACGCCTGCCTATACCGCCACCGTGGCGCGCCGCGTACAACGAAAGGTGACACGCACAGGAGGGCACCATGGCAGGAAACATCCACGTTGTCCCGGCAGACGGCGGCTGGGCGGTAGAGGTTGAGGGCGGCGGCCGCGCGGACGTCGACTACCCGACACAGGAGGCGGCCATCACTGCCGCCACCGAGGCGGCCAAGCTGGCCAAGGTCGAACTGATCATCCACGGCCGCGACGGCCAGATCCGCGAGCGCAACAGCTTCGGCAACGACCCCCGCGACATCAAGGGATAGGCCGCAGTCACGGCCGAGTCGCCGCCGGCGCGTCAGCACAGCCCCGTCAGAAGCTGTGCGCACTGCGAGCGCTGGCGACTCACGTGACGATGACTGACATTACGCTCGTTTAGCCGCTGTCGGGCTCTTGTCCTCTGCCGATCCAAGACTACGGACGTGGGATGCCACGGCCATTTTCAGCGCATCGATTGCATCATGCAGCTTCAAGTGAGCCTCGCTGTACGGCATCACATAGGCCTTACCGTCTGTATGCCCCTGAATGTAGGACCGACGAAAATTCTGCGCGATCTTTGAAACCTTGTCCCGCAGCAAGAGCAATTCGTCATATCGCTGTTGAAAGCCCGGGAAATAGATTGCCATAAGCATCTGCAAACGACCAAAGTCGACTTCTTTATTGTCTTTCGTTTGCAGATCAAGGCCCTCGTTGTACGACATTTCGCCGCGCATAACAGAAAGCTGTATCAGGCAAAGCGCCTCGAATCCGTTCTTCCATTCGTGAAGCAACCCGTAAAGCTCTTCTCCCCGCGCCCTCAGCAACTCTTCTCGCTGCTTCTGTTGCTCATGTTTGAGCTGCGTGGTGAGCCGGCTCGCGTGGCCTCGATTCGTGAGATAGACGGTACCCAGCGCGACAAGTGCGGTGATCACGGCGGGCCCCAGACTAGCGATGAGGGTCATGTATCAGGGGATTGCATAACGGTTTGGTGGTTGGGGGACGTACGCGCGCTCACATTACTGACACTGCGTACGCCCGCCATAGGTCTCCCGCGGCGCCTGCGAAACGGTTCGGGACGAAGCGCCCGCTCAGATTCGGATAGTCACGCTGTTACCGCCGATCCGAACAAAGCTTTCGAGGGTGGCCGGCAGAAATTTGCCGGCGGATATGGTCACATGGCCACCGGAAGCCTTTGCGGCACGGATTATTGCCTCCACGGTCGTTGGCAGGTAACTCTTGGAATCCGTGATATCGATATTTGCGCCCAGATGCGCCAGGCGTTCAACCGTTGCAGGAAGAAGCATTTGTCACCCTCGATGAGTAAATGTGCATTTGAATATATCCGAAAGTGCAATCGCCGGCAAAATTCAGCGCACTAAGGAGTCGTATGCACGCTCGCAGGCGAGGCCCGCAATGTAGCTGGCGTCAAGAGCCTCAGCCAGGACTCCCGCTCGGCGGTCAGCCCTTTCGAGCACGTCGGCAAGCACTCCGAGGGGATCGCCGGCTGCCGTGCTTCCGCAGGCAGCGGCGGAATCGCTGGCGCGGGCGGTGGCCACGAGTTCGTCAACCCGCCGGCGCAACCGGCTAGCAACAGCATCAGCGGCGCGAGCATCAGCCCGTGCCTTGTCGGCTTCTTTCTTTGCAGCATTCGCAATCTCCGCTTGTTCGAACACCCGGCGCTGTTCTTCGCGACGGACATCGCCGAGGGCGCCAACCTTCGCCGCCTCTTGGGCGAGCCGTTTCTCGACATAGCCACGGCGCAGCTGCTCCAGCTCACGGTCCTTGCGCCAGCCGTTGGCCGTCCAGCCCGCAACGACAAGTGCGGCAGCGGCCGCCGCCAGCGCAATGCGGCGCCACGGCAACGCCGCCACGGTGGTGACCAGCGCAATCATGGCCGCACCCCCAGCATCATCTTTGCGCGAGCCCACAACGCCCGCCGATCGGCCAAGCCGTTGGTACCGCCATTGATCGCGCGCGTCAGACCGACGAAATCCGCAGCATCGGCAAACCGGTTCAGGTTCCGGTGGTGCCAGTACCAGGCCGCTGAGGCCGCGGCCGCCACCGGTTGCTCGAGCAGCTCGGGCCGCGACAGCAGATCGAGATCCAGCGCGAACCCGCACAGCAGGTAGTTCTTGCGGCCGGTGATCTGGATCAGGCCCCGGCCCATGTACCGCTTGCCGTCGCCGGGCTCGGTGTTGCCGAGGTCGGTACGCCCTTCATAGCGGCGCTGCGCCGGCGTCGGCCCCCAGATCTCTCGCAGGTGGCGCAGCTGGCCGGACTCGTGCCCCACCTGCGCCAGGAACGCGGCAGCGCGCTCTGGCGTGTTGATGGCGTACGCCTCCATGGCCGCGACCAGCGGCAGCACAAACACGTCGGCGCGGTCGCCGGCGTAGGGCATGATGGCCCGCAGCTTTGCCGCGTCGATCATTGCCCCATCCCCTTGCGCAAGTCGGCGTAGATGTCATCGATGCCCGCATCGGCGCGCCGGTTGATGTAGTTGAACACCCAGCGCACGATCGCCCAGCCAGGTAGACCGCAAGCGAACACCAGGCCAAACAGCGCCACCAGGCCGATGTAATCGGCGGTCCAACTCTGCAACCCAAAGTGCTGTACCACGGCGGCGCCGCCACCGAGGCTCGACACAACGGTGCAGGTAAGGGCGACCGCCCATTCCCCGCGCGTGCGCGGCCTCACCATGAGCATGACCACGAACGCTGCCAGACCGCTCGCCCCGGCCGCCACACCCGCCGCCCCGCCGATGGCTTTGAAAGCCGCCGCGCCACCCGCCGCCGCAGCGGCACTGCCGCTAATCGGTTCCGACATTCTTGACCCCTCGTAGAAATGAAAACGCCCGCGCGAGGCGGGCAAAAAAAAACCGCCCCGGAGGGCGGCTATGTCGTGCTGCTAGGCTCAGGTCGCGGCCTGCATGCGTGCTTGAATATCGGGCGCGATGGCACGGCCGCGGTTGCGGAATGGAACCTCGATCAACCGGTAGCTGAGCTCTGCGAACAGCAGCATCATGGGCAGTCCAGTTGCGAGGAAACGAAGCGTGTCCGTCGAGTCGAACTTGGTCGACGCATCGCTAAAGCGCAACCACAGCTCCTTTGTCACAAAGAACGCAGGGATGTGCGACAGGTACAAGGCGTACGAGCGAGATCCGACGTACTCTGCGACCGCTGCAACCCAACCGCGCGGGACGATGTAGCCGCGATCGAAGCTCGCCAAGAACACCATCGCGGCACTTAGCACAGCGACCATGCCAGTGGACATGGGCACGGCCACAACGCCAGAGGCACCGAGCGCCGCGAGAAGCAACGCAAGCAGCGCCGTCGAGCCGAGCACCTTCGCCCGATTGCCGAGGAACACTGGCTCCAGCATCCGGTAGCTCGGGTGGTCCTTCCATAGGGCCACGACAACACCGAGCGCGATGGCGTCCGTCCTGACGAAGCCAAGCAACGATCCGCCCCTGTCGAGCGGCAACTGGATTGCGGCAATTCCGAGGAACAGCGCTGCCCAGAATCGACGGGGCACAAGGAACAGCAGCACAGGGAAGACCAGATAGAACTGCTCCTCCAGCGACAGGCTCCAGTACACCTGATTCGCTCCGCATGCGCCGTTCAGCTTGCAGTAATAGCCATAGAAGTTGGCCATGTTCAACATCGAGTAGACCTGATACACGAAGTTGCGACCCGGGGCGCCAAAATACCCGCCCTCGTTGAACAGGACGGATGCCGCGAGTATGAAGCACAGCCAGAACCACGCGGACGGCAACAGCCGCCATACGCGTCTCACCCAGAACGGCACGGCAAAAGACACAAAGGCACGCCAGCCACCCCCTTCCGGAACCTCCCGCAATATCGATCGAGTGATGATGAATCCGGACACACAAAAGAAGAGATCCACGCCAGTCCAGAAATCCAGATAGCGATAGACCCGCGCGAACACCGGGTTCCACCAGGGAAACAACTCGTGGATGTGCGCGAACAGCACGAACAGAATACCTATCGCCCGTAATGCCTCAATGTCGGTATTTTTCTTCAGCGTTATATGACCCAATGCGCTTCTCCAGAGCGAAATTTCCGTGGGATTCTAAGCCACCGGCGCTTGCGTGCGCGATAGCGCCGCTAGAGGGCGGGTACTTCTGGCCAATCAACGACGGTGGGCCAGCCGGGTTGTGTGGGCAGATCTCGGAGATCCGTTCTGTACTGGATAAGCGCTGACGGCACCGGACTGCCGGATTCCATGGCCCGCAGGACAAGGGCGTCGCTTTGCTGCAGCAACGCGTCGCGCTTTGCTGTCGCGATCGCTGCAATCTCGTCCAGTGTGGGCGGCGGCGGATCCACCACCACGGGTGTGCCGTCCTCTTGAGCCTGCAAAATCTTGCCCGCACTGATGGCTGCCCGCAGCTCAGCGTACCGGGACGCCGACACTTCGACGGCGGATTCTGGGATACCACAAGCCGGGTTGCGGACGGGGACGAGGGGCACCTCAGCCTCTGTATCCGGGACCTCGATCATGGGCGGCTCGGCGGCCGCATTATCGGATGGCTGCTCCCATGCCGGATCCGGAATGAGCTTCGTCGGCCGAACCCACGCCGGATCGGCAATAAGGATAGTCGGCTCTCCATGAATTTCGGTGTCATAAAAGCCGAGCGGCTCCGCTGCAAAAAAAATTCTCATCATTCCCTCACCAACCGATTGCAATATAGGAGCCGATTTCGGCGCTCGCAGCAAAGTTCTGCACGACAACCTGCCCAGGGCCATCGCCCACCGCTTGGCCGAACAGCATGACGGCGTTGGTGCCTGGCGCCTGGCGATTGCCAACGACCGCCAGGCAGCGGTTCGGAAATCGAATGGGGTAGCTGAACGCCGACCAGTTACCATTCACCGCCGTGACGTTGACCGTGTCCCACTGGACAATGATGGCCCGCTTCACTCCCGCCACGATCACAGGAATCTGGAAATAGCCTTGCGGCGAATTGGCGGCAACGAATTGGCCAAGATTCACGGCATGTTGCGCCTGACTGGCCGCCGCCACGGCGAACAACTGCGCGCTGTCTCCCGCAACCGCGGCAGCCACCGCCTTCACGAAGGCCGTGGTGGAAATCCGTGTGCTGTTGTCAGTGCTCACCGGTGTAGGCGCGGTCGGTGCCCCGGCAAAGGCGGGGCTCGTCAACGGCGCAAACATCTTCTGCAGGGCGGCGAGCACCTGATTGAACTTGGTCTCGTCCGGGACGATGCCTGCAAAGGCGAGAATCGCCAGCAGCTCATCGGTTACTGCGTTGCCCCACGCGCTGGGGATCAGGGATCCTACCTGTCCAGTCGTCGCGTTCTCGTCAACGAATTTCCCGTTGACAAGGCCAACCCCCGGAACGCTTTTCGGGTAATCCATTCATCAATCTCCGTAATCGAACAAAACCAAGGTGTGCGCCGGCGCATGCCGGCGAAACAAGCATTCGACGCCCTCATTCGGATTGGCGCCGAATCGCTCACCCCACACCGAAACGGCCCAGCGCCTGCCGCCCGCCAGGCGCTGGCCGAGGTGGACAGTCCATACGTACTGCTGCCCCCACGTGCCAAAACGGGCCACCCCAAAGCGGCTGCGGCCAAAGCGCGGCGCCCGATGCTCGGTGATGCGGGCATGGGGATAACCGAGCTCGCGCGCGAGCTCGAGGAAGTACGCGATCCGTTGGCCGCCCACCGCCACATGCCGGCGCCGGACTGCCTTCTGCCGCTCCTCGAAACTCTGCGCCGGTCCCTGGCAGGGATCGGGCAAGCCCATCACCCGCTCCCAATCGGGCACCAGCTCGCGCACCGTCAGGGGGTCCATCTCGTTGAGCAAGTCATTCGCCCGCGCGTCGATACGGGCGAACTCAGGGGCCAGGCCGGCCAGCACCCGGTGCACTGCCGGCGCCTGTTCTGGATCCCAGGCAGGGCCGGGCGGCAGCAGCGCGGCCAGCATTTCCCGGTAGTCGCCGTCGGTCCTCACAGCCATGTCACGCTCCCGAAGGTCGGGATCTCGTTCGGCGCCAACCCGACGTTTGCCGCCGGCGCGATCAGCTCGTGGTCGTTCTCCCCGGGCGCCTGGCTGATCGCCTCGGCCAGATGGGTGCGCAGCACGGTCACGCCGAGATCGCCCTCGCGCTTGATCAGATCGCGCAGGCTCTTCTCCACCGCCGCGCGTGTCGTGTTGGTGTCGGGCGAGAGACGGATCTGAAAGTGCAGCGGCTTGTCCTTGGGAGCCAGCACGTAAAGCTCCGCCGTGACGGGACGCTCGGCCTCGATGTGGTCGCGGACGGCATCGAGCGATGCCTGGCTGGGGATGGGGTTGGGGTCATCGTCGCGCATCACGAACACGCCGACCGTGCCGAGGCCCATATAGTGGCGCCGGCACCAGGCGCGCGTGATGCCCGGCACCTCGCGCGCCCAAGTCTCGTAGTCGTCCGCGTTGCCGCCGTCCGGCACGATGCGGTAGGACCGGATCACGCGCTGCCGCAACGCCTCGATGCTTTCCTGCTCGGTGCCACCGGTGATGCCGGGCGCCAGCACCGTCGCGTTCGGCGCGATGCCGAGCACCGGCGACACCAACTCGAGCCCGGCACCGGCGGGCAGGTTGCCGGCCACGCCAGGCTCGACGGCGCTCACCGTCACCGTTGCCTGCCCGGCCGTCAGTGTCACCGGAGCGTTCACGGCATAGCGTCGGCCGTCGGCATACTGCAGCACCACGGTCTGGTCGATCACGGCGCCGACCTGGCCGACCACCGTGACAGGCCCGGTCGCCGCGACGGCTTCGCGGCGCGGCACCTTCAGGCGGAACTTGGCGAGGCGAATCAGCATGTCCTCTTCGCACTCGTCCGGCAGGATCTGCTTGGCGATGAAGGCAAGATAGCCGTGCAGTTCGTGCGCGCCGCCCGCGTGCACGCGGCCCAGCACGATCTGGTCGGAGCGGCGCAACACCCGCTCGGTGGCGCCTGCCAGATCCGCATCGGTGCGCTCGATCAATTTCGGAAGGGTCGGAGTATCAAACGGCATGGGCGATCTGCCAAAGGTCGTTGAAGTTGAATTGCGCAAGCGTGGCGCCGGCGTCGTCGTACAGCGTCACCAGCAGATCCAGGCGCCCGCGCACGGTGTTGAAGGACTGCACCGCCACGCGCGCCACGAGGTCGTCCTCGACCATCCAGCGCAGCGCCTCGTGGGCGTAGTCGACGGCGAGGCGCAGCACCTCGGGCGTGATCGTGCGCCGGCGCAGCAGCCACAGCCGGGAGCCAATCCGATCGCCCGCGATGGCGGGGAAGCTGTCGCCCCACCAGCCCATGCGCTGATCGTCATCGAGCCGATCGTCGGGCTCGGCGCGCCGCCAGGTGAAGAGGCTGATCACCACCGCGCGATAGAGCAGCGCCTCGTCTGCGCTCAGGGTCGTCGTCATACCGGTTCGTCCGTGATGCTTCCGGTTTCGGGGTGCCGGTGGTGCACGGCGCTCTTGCCGCCGGCGACCACGTCGTCGGACACAGCGACCGTGCCGGCCACGGTGACCGCGGCCCCGCCAGCGCCGCCCGCGACAGCGAGCCCGTCCTGCGCGGTCAACGGCCCCTGCGACACGACCGCGTCCGACGCCACCACCTGCGGCGTATTGAGCTCGACCCGCTCCGACGCATTGACCCGGAAAATCCGCGTGGTCAGCTCGGCGATGCGCCCGCGCTTCATTACCAGCTTGTCGCCCTCGTCGGTGTAGATGGCGACCTCGCCGGGCTTCAAGCCAAGATGGCGATACCGGCGATCGGTGACGCAGACCGTCACGGCGTGGCTGCGATCGCCGCTCGGGAACAGCACCAGCGCCTCGGCGCCGTCGTGCGGGCAGCTGGTGTAGCCGTACGGCTCGAAATGCTCCACGCCGTCCTTGACCTCCTGGGCGGTCAGGCGCAGCTGCAGCGTCTGCAGCTTGCGCTGCGCGTCGGCCAGCGCCACCACGCCGCGAGCGATCATGCCGACCACCCGCTGACTGATTGCGGACATCACTGTTTCTCCCAATCTTCGGGCAGCAGGTAGACGAAGTCGTCCTTGCCCTTGCCCTTCTTGATGCGTCGCTTCTTGCCTGGCTCGGGCGGCTCGGCCTCGTAGCCGTCCGGCGGCGCCACGGTCATCGTGGCGAGCGTGCCGGCCGCCTCCGACAGGCCGTACTCGATCTCGACGATCAGCATGTCGCGATCGAAGCCGACCAGCGGGTCGATCACGCGCACCACCTGGTTGTGGCGCCACAGCGCGCCGTTGGACTGGCGCCAGCCCTGTACCACGTAGGTCGCCTTGAGCGCCTTGCTGATGCGGTTCTCGCGCTCCCATGCCACGCGCCGCCGCGACAGCGCCGGCGTGGTCTGGCCGCTCTCGTGCAGCACCAGCACGCGTTTGCGCCCCATGCGTGTGTCGGTGACGCGCGCCTCGACCTCACTGGCGGCGAGGCCGAACACCTGATCGTTGCCGGCGCGCTGGCCCTTGCTGACGTACTCGGAGAACACGTCGGCAAAGTCGAGCGGCACCTTGCCGCTGAGCACGTTCTTGCCGCGCTCGAGTGCATCGACGGCGCGCCCGGCGCTGCCGGGCCGTGCGATCACCAGGCGCCCGCGCTCGTCGTCGGTCGACAGCAGCTGCGATACGCGCAGCAGCCGGTCGATCGACTCAAAGGCGGTCTCGCCGGGCTGGATGGTGTGATCGGCCAGCGCCGTCCCGTCAGCCTGTTCGCTGGTCACCGTGACGCCGTAGGGCGACGCCAGCGCCTCCACGATCCGGCGCACCGGCTGATTGCGCCACTGGCCGGGCTGGTTGATGGCGCCGCAGTCGACCAGGTCGGCTGTCAGTGAGCGGCCGGCGATCGAGGTGGTGATGCGGTCGGCGTCCCAGCTGACCGGCGTGGCGAACACGTAGCCGGTCAGCACCAGCTCGCTGCCGATGCGGATCTCGCAGCGGTCGCCCTGCCGGATCTGACGCGGCCGCTCGCCGCCGCCGGGAAAGCGCCAAGTGATGCCGACCTCGAAGTCGCGCGCCTGGCGCTCGATGCCGGCGCCGATGCGCACCTCCTTCCAGCCGGCGAAGTCCAGGCCGTTGACCGTCAGGGTCACTTCGCTGGCGCCGCTCATGACGCGGCCACCTGCAGCGGCGCGGCGGGCACGAAGCCCGGATGCGCGACGCGGTTGCGCGCGACCACCTCGGCCGCGCGAGTAGCGTCGCCATACCGGCCATACGCCAGCACCAACGACGGCATCGGCTGCGCCGGCGTGACCGTGACCAAGCGCACGCCCTGCCGCGCCACCGCCAGCAGATGGCGTCCGGTCTGGATGCGCGCCTCGGTCAGCGCCTGGAAGTGCGACTGCGGCGCCGTCAGCGTCTGCGTCCACAGCGCCTCGGTCACGGCCTCGCGCAGTTCGAGCACATCGTCGGCGACCGGCGTGTCGGGCAACGCGATCGGCTGCAGCACCTGCACCTCGACCGCCGGCACGGCTGCCGGCGCCGGGATTGGGGTCACGATCGGTATTTCGCCCGCTTCGATCACCGTGTCAGCCAGAATCACGTCCTGCAGCAGCGAGACGGCAGCCAGCTGCAGCGCGGCGGTCTCCTGCCCCTGCGGCACGGGGATCTCGGCCAGCCGGCGCACCGCCTCCGTCTTGCCGAGCAGACTGCCAATGCCCAGCGAGAAGCCGTCGAAGCTGTGCAGCGCGCCGCCGGCACTCGTGAATACGCCGCGGATGATGCCGATCAGATCGCCGGGCGCATTTACCAGTAGGCCGGCCAGGTTCTGCACGGTACCCAGGGCAAAGTAGATCGGCGCCGCATACTCCTGCACCACGTCGAGAATCCCCTGCACGCCCTTGATGAGCTGCCCGGCGGAGGTCTGCGCCAGATTGATGTAGCTGAGCGCCGTGCTGTAGCGCGACATCGCGCTGTCGAGCAGGTTGGCGCCGCTGGCCGCAGCCAGCTTGCCGGTATTCGCCACGCCGGCCGGATAGGTCAGTTCTGGCGATTCGGTGAAGGTCAACTCGAAGCGGACCAGCCCGCCCTCGGCATAGGCGTGGACCATCTCTCCCACGCCGGCAGTTACGCGCAGCGTGCCGAGCCAGGGATGCACCAGCTCGCCCGGCCCCTCGGTTTCCAGCGCCTCGAGCAGCGCGTCACGCTGCTCGAGGCAGTCCGGCCCGATCACGAACGCGGTGACCTTGTGTTCCCGTGTCACCCGCCCCATGTCCTCGACATAGGGCCGGTCCTTGCCCGGGTATTCGTGCGTGACCGTCCGCCGACCGACCGGCACCTTGTCAGCCTCGACCTCGAACGGCACGCCGCGAAACGAGCCCGGGCGCAATGCATCGCGCCAGCTCACTGTGATACCTCCGTTGGAATTAGCTCGCCGCCAGCGAGCGATAGCCGACGCGCGGCGTGATCGTCAGCCCGGGTTGATTGCTGGTGCCAGGATCGACCCGCGTGCCTGGCGGCGCGCCCTCGAAGCGGACCACCATGTCGCCGCGCAGCTGCTGGGTCTGCGCGGCCTTCGCCGACAGCGAGGCCGACCAGTCGCGCAGGCCCTGCGTGCCAGCGCGCAGGCCAGTGCCGACCGCGGCGGTCGCCCCGCCGCTGGACTGACCGCCGCCGAAGAACGCCCCCACCTTCTGCCCGACCCACTGCGCGCCGCTCATCAGCGGCTCGATGTAGGGCCGCACCCGATCCCACAGGCCGCGGAACCAATCCACGATGGGCTCCCAGTTCGACACGATCCAGCCCAGCGGCGTGTAGCTCAGGATCAGCGCCTTGACGCCGTCCCATGCCACCGCCGTCAGCGCGCGCACGGTGTCCCACAGCGCGCCGAAGAACTCGGTGAGCGAGCCCCAGTTGTTGATGATCAGCCCGAGCGGCGTGAAATCGAGGGCGCCGCGGATCCAGCCCCAGGCCGTTTCGGCCGCGCCCTTGATGCCGCCCCACACCGAAGCAAAGAACGGCGCCACGGCCGACCAGTTGGCGATCAGCAGACCCGCCGCGCCCGCGATCACGCGGACGGCAATGCCGATCGGCGACAGGCCGGTCACCGCGTTGAAGACGCGCATGGCGGTCGTCACCCCGACCACCGCCAGCTTGAGCACGCCCAGGCCCACCGCCACGCCCAGCACGCCCTTGATCAGCTCGGGATTGGCCGCGGCCAAGTCGGACATCCGGTCTACCAGCGGCCCGGCAAAGGCCAACAACTCATTGAGCGGCGGCAGCAGGATGTTGCCGACCGCGATGCCCACTGCCGCAGCGCGGTTGCGCATCAGCTGCAAGCCGTTGGCGGTGGTGGCCGCCCTCGCCTCGTACTCCTTGCTCATCGAGCCGGCGTAGGCGGTCGCGTCGCCGACCTTGCGGAAGTTCTGCCGCAGCAGATCCATGTTGGTCAGCAGCGGCGCGATCGCGCCGATCGACTCCTTGCCGAACAGGCCGTCGAGCACCGCAGCCTGCTTGTCCTTGTCGACCTTGCTGATGGCGGTAAGCACGCGCATGACGGTGCCCTCCGCATCCTTCTGCATGGCAGTAGCCAGCTGCTTGGAGTCGAGCCGCAGGGCCTTGAAGGTGGCCTGCTGCTCCTTGGTCGCTGAGGTGCCGGCCGTCAGCGCCAACATGAAGTTCTTCATGCCGGTGGCGGCGATCTCCTCGCCGACGCCCATGCCGGCCAGCGTGGCGCCCATCGCGGCGATCTGGCCGGCGGCCAGCCCGGCAACCTCCCCGAGCGGACCAATGCGCGTGACGATCTCGGAGATCTGGCGCGCGTTGGCCGGCCCAGTGTTACCCAGGTAGTTGATCTGGTCGGCCAGGGCCACCACCTGGTCCTGGCCGAGCTTGAAGGCGGTGCGCCACTTGGCCATCATGTCGCCGGCCTGGTCGGCCGACTGGTCGAAGGCCACGCCCATCTTGACCGCGTCCTCGGTGAAGCGCGGCAGCTCATCGCGCGCGATGCCGGCTTGGCCGCCGGCCGCGGTGATCGCCGCGATGTCCTTGGCCGCCATCGGCAGCCGCTTGGACATACCAAGGATGTCGTCGCCCATTTCCTTGAACTGCGCCGGCGTCTCGAAATCGACCACCTTGCGCACGTCCGCCATGGCCGACTCGAAGTCGATCGCCGCTCGGGTGGCCGCCACCACCGGCGCGGCCAGTGCACCGCCCTGGATCACGTCGCGGAACGACAGGTCACCCAGGCCATCGGCCTTGAGGGCCTTGCGAAACCCCGCGACGTTCTTGCGGATGCCAGCCAGCGCCGGCGACAGCTTGTCGACGCCGGTGATCAGCGCCTTGAGCTGGAACTTGTCAGCCATGGATTACTCCGGGTCGGCACCACGCTCGAGCCGCACCAGCCGCTGGGCCTGGTCGAAATGCTCGACCACGATGCTCAGCGGCCGGGTCATTTCGACCTCCGGGTCGATGCGGTGAAAGCGCGCGACCTCGTAGACCGCGTCGATCAACTCGTTGCAGTCTACGAGGCCTTTTTCAAGAAAAAACCGGCGATCACCCAGCACAGTTTGTTGAAGTCGCCGATGTCGATCTGGTCGACCGACGACGGCGGGATGCCAGCGAGGCGCACGATGTAGGCATGCGCGGCGGTCGGGTTCAGCTGCACCGCATCGTCCGCGGCGACCCAGTACGGGATCGCCTTGACCGCGCGCGCGTCCTCCGGTGTCGGCTCACGCAGCACCAGTTCGTGCAGCGTTTCCTTGTGCGCCTCGATGGGCTTGCTCAGTGGGAAAGTGGTGCTCATTGCCACACGCCCTCCACGCCGTTGAACTCGAGCGCGACCTTGCCGTCGTCGCTGTTATGGGCGGGCTCGCCGACCACGTACGCGCCGGTCAGGATGTAGGTCTTCCCGTTCTTGAATTCGACCGTCACGGTCATGTTGATGGCGTCCTGCAGCTTCTTGATCGGGAAGTTGCGGGTGAATGCCACATCGCCCTTGACGTAGGGAATGAGGTCCTCTTCCTTGAACTTGCCCGGGCGCAGGCTCTCGCGCTTGTACTTGCTGATGGGCGCCTCGAAGGCGCCCATCGAATCGAACTGCTCGCCGTCCGCCTTGACGTAGACGGTGCCGGCAATCTTTTGACCCATAGCGGTCTCCTGAAAGCGAAGCGGCCCGCCAAAGGGCGGGCCGCGAGGGTTGCATCGGGTACGGCGTTAAGCCGCCGCCTCGGCCGGGTACTGCAGCCGGAACTGGTTGAGCAGCGCGAAGATGCGCAGCTGGTTGACGTAATCGGGCGGGAACAGCACGTTGACCCGGTTGGCGTTGTCCTGGCTGCGCTCGACCACCAGGTACTGCTCGAACAGCTCGCTGTTCTCGACGATGCCGGCGCGCTCGAGCTCCCTGTAGGCGGCGATCAGCTCGGCGCGGATGGTCTTGGGCGTGACGATCGCCTGGCCTTCACCGAACTGCGTGCCGTCGTCGGCCAGCTTGTGTCGGCCGAATTTGGACGTGATCCGCTGGCGAAGGAAACGAATGACATACGCGGTGGTATGCATCGTCTCGCTATCCAGGTACGAGTCGTCCGGCTGGCCGTAGGCGTTGCGCTGATAGGTGGTGATCGCGCGCTCAATCCGCACGGTGCCATCCGAGGCCGTGGTGGTGGCAATGCCGGACGACAGCAGCGTTTGCCGCTCGTTGAGCATGAAACGCGCACCGGCCGGCGCGGCGTCGACGCCGACCAGCTCGCCGGTCTGCGTGGGCCGCGCGACATCCGCCGAGATAAAGACCGCCTGGCGCGCGGTAAAGGCGGCAGCGTGCTCCCACACCGGCGTGGCCACGTCCAGCTCGAAGCCTTCCATGGTCATGTGCGGATCGTTGCGCAGGCGCCCTGCCGCCACCAGCTCGCCCACGGCGCCGCGGATCGCGGTATAGCAGTGCCCGTACAGCTGCGCCGACCACGCCCAGCGACCGCTGATGTCGTTCATCCAGAGCGCGAAGGCATCGAGGCTGGCAGTGTCGGTGAACGGATGGCAGACGAACTCGAACTCCTCGTCGCCGGCCGCGGCCAGCACCACGTCCATGTCCGGGCTGCCGGCGCCGCCGGCCATCGCCGTGGTGGTCACGGTCAGGCCCGCCGGCGTACGTTCGCCGTTGACCAGCCCGCCGCGGTTCATCTGCAGCTTGATGTCGTTGCCGGTGGCACCCTTCCACTTGCAGGTCACCGTGACCTCGCCGGCCAGCGCCGCCGCCTTGGCCGGCATGTTGAACGCGGCGTTAATCGCGGCGGCGAGCGCGGTGGCGGCCTCTGCAGCCGTCATGCCGCTGGTCACGGACACCCGCAGCCGGCGCCCGGCCACATAGGCCGACAGCACGCCGGCCTCGGTCGCCGTGCCGGCGATGGCAAACTTGCCGGCCGCCGCGGCGCCCGCGGTGACCTTGAAGGGCAGGCACCAGATCTGGCCCATCGGGTCGCCCAGGCGGAACTTGGCCAGCATCGCCGCCAGCATGGAGCCGTCGCCGGCGATCGCCACTGCGTCGGAGATCCGGCTGGTCAGCACCAGCTTGCCGGCCTCGCCGGTCGCGTCGTCGTTCATCTGCCCGATGATCAGCCGGCGCATCGCGGTCGTGCCGCCACCGGCCTGGGAATTGTCAACCTCGGCGTAGAACAGCGGCACGCGCTGGTCGTTCGGGATCTGATTGAAGCTCACGGGCATCACTTCGCTCCCTTGTCAGCGACGGTAGCCTTGACCGCCTTCGCGGTGTTGGCCGGTGCCGGCGGCTCGCTGGCGATCACGTCGTTGTCCTGAATACGGCGCACCCAGTACGTCGAGCGCGCCACCAGCCGGCCCGCAGCGGGCAGCTCGTCGCCTCGCTCGGGGTCCAGCACCACGCGGCCCGGGGCGGGCTTCACGTGGACCTGCTTGCGGTCAGTCGTCATGCGTTTCCTTGGTCAAGCTCCACGCGGAGCACGGTTTCAATCCGGCCGTCCGGGCCGGGCTTACTGAGGTTCGGATCGGCCATCGGGTCGATCGCATCGACCTCGATATCGAGGCCAGCCAACGGCGGCAGACCCGCCAGCTCGACTTCCTGGAAGGTCTCGGGGGTATCACCGCCGCCGAGCGTCCATTCGGACTCGAAGCGGAAGCGGTACAGCACGCGATCGCGGTTGATCAGCAGCAGCTGGCCGCCGGCGTACTCGATCGGCTCGTAGCCGGGCATCGGCTTCCAGCCGACCAGCGCGCGCAGCAGCTCGGCGCGGATGTCGTGCAACGGGTCGGCGGCGGCCTGGCCACGCTCATCGGTGGTCCTGACGGCCACCACCACGTCGAAGGCGTCGACGATCGCCTGCCGGATGACGTTGTCGGACGGGTTCTCACTCGGGTCGTCATCGGTCATGACGACCCAGGCCGATGGCATCGGCAGTTGCACGCTGTCGCGCATTACCTCGAACTCGAGGCCTCCGGCCACGTTCTTGCCAAAGGTCGGGCACCACGCGCGCAGCTGGCGGATAAGGGGCGAGATCTTCATGGGCGTAAAAAAGCCCCGCACATGGCGGGGCAGTAGTGAGTGGCAGATCGGCTCAGCGCACGCGCAGGCCGGCGGCCAGCGCCGCGCCCAAAATGCTGCGCACTTCGGCGGCACGGTTCTGCAGGGCATCCGCCGGATAGTTCTCGCGCGGCTCGATTCGCCACGGGCCTGCTGGCTGGGCCTTATGGTCCTTGCGACGGCGCGCGCCCCTCCGCACGCCGTAATGGAGATAAACGAAGTACGGATCGCTGGCCGGCACGTCGCCGCCAGTCTTCGGCTCGATCTTCACCAGGAAGCCGGAACGACTCACCCGCGCCCGGATCGACCGAGCCAGGCGCCCCGTGCCTTTGCCGGGATACTCGCCGGGCCTGGATACCCGCCGGCGCGAGACCAGACGCCGCGCTTCCTTGGTAACGACCGAGCCCGCCCTTCGCATGCCGCGCCGGATCTGCGCCTTGTCGAAGTCCAAATTTCGGTCGAACCCCTCGAACCCTTCGATGTGCATATAGAAGCCGCTACGCTTCATCGCCAAGCTCCTCCACTTCCAGCACGGTGAAGCGCCCCGCCCCTTGCAGATCGGTCACGCGTTTGACGCGATAGACACGGCCAGCGCAGACCACCTCATGGGCGTTCGTGATCCCGGCGATCGCGCGCAGATACACGCGATGCGTGATAGCCGCATCGATCTGCACGCTGCCGGTGTAGACAGCCGAACCCACCGGCTCCAGCTTTGCCCAGCGTTGCACCTGGCCGTCGAAGGCCGGCAGAACGCCAAGGTCATCGGTAGGCAGGTCGGTGCGACGACGCAGCGTCACCCGGCGATTCAGCTGCCCGATATGCGGGAAGTTCATTCAGCACCTCGGCACGATGAAAGGGTCGAGCAGTCCATCGACAAAGTCGCGCGGCGGCTCCAGCTGCGTGCCAACGCCGGCCGCGGCCACTAGACTCTGACGGTTCTCGAGGTAGTAGCCCAGCCGCTGCAGGATCCACATCTTGATGGCCGACGGCACGTCGTCGGCGCCGCCGAATCCGCACTTGACCTCCAGCTCGCCATCAGATGACGCCACCACCTCCGCCGGCAGGCCGGCCGAATGCGGCACCACCTCCCCGCCCTGCCTGACCTCCTGCACGGGCATCAGCCCGTGAAGCGCGACGCGCTGGCCGGCCGTCACGGGAACGGCCCAGGTCTGCGTGAGTAGCCGGCGGCCGGTGGTGTGCTCAGCCTTCTCGCGGGCGGCCTGGAGGCAGAGCGCGACGATCTCGTCGGGCTCTGCCTCGTCCACCCGCGCCCATCGCCGCGCTGCCTCGAGGCTGATCGGCTCGCCCTGCGGCGGTGTGATCAGCCGCATGGTTTAGGCCTCCGGCGCGCCGGTCGCCGTCTCGTCCTTGCTGCCGCCGGCACTGGCATCGGTTTCGGTGGTGGCGGCGCCCTTCTTGCCGGCCTTGCCCGCGTTCACGTACTCGGCCTTCTTGGCGTCGACATAGGACTTGGCCACCTCGTCGGGGAAGCCGGCGGTTTCGTTCGGCTGGTACGGCGAAACCCGCGCCAGGAATTTGATGATCTTCATGCTCGATCCTTGATATGAGCGTCAGAATGCAGCGGCCGAGCTCGCCCGGCCGCCATGCAGAGGCGGCCGGCTTACGGCTGCCACTTCACGTCGGTCAGCACCGCGACGGACGGGACGTGGCGCATACCGAAGTCGTGCTCGGTGATGGCACGCACCAGCGTCTCGTCGCGGCTGAACGCCGACACCAGCTGGCCGTTGGACATGTAGCTGCCTTCCTTCGAGATATCGATGATCAGGCCGGTGGCCTCGCCGATGATGGCGTCGTTGAAGTCGACCAGATAGATCTCCGAGGCATCGCCGCCAACCCCGAGGTTGTCGGGGATGCTGGTGGTCACGGCATACGGCTTGTTGCGCAGCTGACCGGCGGCGATCTCCGGGAACACATGGTTGCCGTTGCCATCGACCAGGTTCTGCAGGAACACCAGCGTACGCGGCGACATGATCCAGCCCGGCTTGAGCATCTTGACGTTGCCGTTCAGAAGCGCCAGTTCGAGCTTGCCCAGGTCGTTCTTGACGTTCTGCACAGTGATCGTGGCATTGGCCGGAATCAGCGCCCCGGCCGCCGCCTGGTAGCGCAAGCCGATCGGCGTATCTTCGGTGCCGTCGTCGCGGATGAAAGCCTGGTCCTCGCGCGTGCCGATGCCCTGCACGACGTCGTCGCGCACCAGGTCGTTCGCGTTCGGCGAGCTGAAGCGGATCAGGTCGTTGGAAACCGGCACGAGCGCCACCAGCTTCTTCTTGGACAGCTTCAGCGGCCCGAACGCCGGCTGGCTGGACGGAATGTCGGTGCCCTCGGTCACGTAGCTCGCGCTCGAGCCCGCGGTATGGCGCGACATCGTCAGCGTGCCGGCCGGCATCGGAATGGTCCGGGCGCCCATCTTGCGGACCACGCTGGCCGGTCGCAACAGCTCGATCACCTCGGGCACATAGCCAGGCGGCACGATGAAGCCGCCAGCCGAGCCGGTGCCGGTGTTCAGCGCCGCGGCGATGTCCGGCGCGCCGCAGTGCGTTTCCGCGAAGTGCGCCGCGGCGCGCGGGTCGCCGCCGGCCGACACCAGCGAGCGCACGATGATGCCGAGCGCCTCACCCGCCTGGCGGCCCGCCTGCTTGGGCTGCGCCGGCAGCGAGCCGCTCAGGGGCTTTGCGACGGCGGCGGCCATGCGCTCGGCGGCTTGGAGGCGGTCGATCTGTGCGGTCAGGGTGTCGAACTGCGCCTCGAGCTTGCCGAACTCGGTCACTTCCTCGGCGGACAGCGCGGAGCCGCCCTTTTCCTTGTCAGCCAAGGCAGCGATCGCTGCCTGCACGCCCGCACGCTCCTGCAGCAGGGTCATCAAGTCTTTCATGCTGGTTCCTTCTCGGATGTCGAAATGAAAAAAGGCCGCCAGATCGGCGGCCTCGGATACCCCATGCGGGGAGGTTCAGACCATGCGCACGCGCATGGCGGTCGCGGCGCGCAGGTAGCGGCCGGTCGAAGCGGTCGGCGCGGGCTGGTAGCGCGCCACGATCTCGCGCAGCGCGTCGCGCGGCGCCATCACCTTGTCAGCCAGCGCCACCGTCACGCCGGCAGCACCCATGAAGGTGCCCGCCTCGGTGCCGCGCACCGCGTCGGTAGACACGCCGCGATTACGGGCCACCGTCTCCACGAACAGGCCGTAGATCCGATCGACTTCGGCCTGAAGGCTGGCGCGCGCATCGTCGGACAGCGGCGCATCCGGATTGCCGTCGACCTTGCGGGCGCCGGCGTGGATGTAGGTCACCTTGACGCCGGCGCGCTCGTTGAGGGCGCTGCGGTCCATGTGGGCGGCGACGACGCCGATGCTGCCCACGCCGCCGGTGCGCGAGACGATGATCTCCTCGGCCGCGCTGGCGATCGCGTAGGCGGCCGAGTAGGCGCGGTCGTCCACGATCGCGGTGATCGGCTTGACGCCGCGCGCGCGATAGATCTCGTCGGCGAAGTCAAAGGCCCCGTTGACCGAGCCGCCCGGCGAGTTGATGTTGAGCACGATGTGGCCGACATCCGGGTCGTTGACCATGCCGGCGAAATTGGCCGACAGCTGCGCGTAGCTGGTCAGGCCGGACATCGCGTCCATGCTGGAGGCGCGATGCACGAGCGTGCCGCTCACGTCGAGCACGCCGACGCCGCGGCCGGCGTCCGCCCAGGCCTTGCCGCGGGAGGCCTCGACATCGGTGGCGCCCTTGACCGGGTCGTCGTTGTCGTGCCACGCGCCAAGACCGTGAGCGCGAAGACCCTCGATGGTCAGGCCCATGCGATCGCCCAGCACCGCCAGGATGATGTCGAGCTTGCCGGGGTCGATCATGTGCGCCTGGCCGAAGACCAGCGAGGCGAGAAGCGGATACTTCATGCGGCGTTTCCTCCTTTGACCTGCCGCGGGACATCGACCGGCGCCATGTTCAGCGGCGCCCAGAACTGGTCGCCGCCGTCGTAGGCGTCGCGGTCCTCCATATCCCGGCATTCATTGGCGTTGAGAATCCGCGCCTCCACGCCCATCTTGTAGGCCTCGAAACGCGATTTGATGTCGCCACGCAGCAAAGCGTCGACGTTGAACTTGATGTAGATGCCCAGCTCTCGCTCGCGGCCGGAAAGCAGTGTCAGGTTCAGGCGCTGCTCCCAGCGCTTGATCCAGGGCGACAGCGTGTACTTGACGAACTCGAGCGACTGCTGCTCGATGTTGCTGAACGTCGCGCGCTCCAGATCGGCCAGCATGTGAGGCGGCACGCGAAACAACCGCGCAATCTCGCTGATGCTGAATCGCCGCGTCTCGATGAACTGAAGGTCGGCCATCGAGACCCGCAGGGTATGCAGCTTGGTGCCGCCGGAGATAACGGGTGGACCGCGGCGGCGATCCGACGTGAGTTCCACCCATTGCTTGCGGTAGGTGTCGCGCTGGTCCTTGCCGGCTTTCTCGGCAACCTCGAGCACCACCGGCGGCACGAAGCCCTCGGCGAAGGCCTCGCCGCTGAGCTGCTCGGCCGCGAGCGCATTGCCGATGGTCTCGCGCGCCAGCGCAATCGGCGCCAGCCCGACCAGGCCGTCCAGCGAGAAGCCGCGCACGTGCAGCACCTGGCGCGCCGGGATGTTGTGCTCGCCGTCGATGTCGTAGACGAACAGGTTGCGATCCCGGTCATAACGCACCATCACCTTGTCGGGATGCTGCGGATACAGCCCCTCGATCTCGCCCTTGCCATTGCCCTCGATGAAGGCGTAGGCATTGCCCCGCAGGCACAGATGCGCCTGCCCCATCTCGAAGAACTCGAACGCCGTATTGTTCGGGTTCGGCGAGTCGTGCAGCAAGCCGACCAGGTTGTGCTGTTGCACACGGGTTCGGCGGCCGTCCTTGAACTGGAAGACGCTGATCGGCAGGCTGGCCATGGACTCGGCCAGGATTCGCGTTGCCGCGTACACCGCCGAGACGCGCAGCGCCGAATCCGGGCTCACGTACTGGCCGGCGCGGGTCTTGCCGCCGCCGAACAGTCGCACCAGCCATGGCTCAGCCGGCGCCGTGCCGCTGGTCGGCGATACTTGCGCGCTCGCAATCAGCGGCGAGCGGAATGCCGCGGCCGCCGCGCCAAGTCGTTGAAACAGGCTCATATCAGATCCCATCGGGCGCTCCGCCGTCGCCACCTACCGCGGCACGGCTGAACGCCATGATCGTTGCCACCGCCGGATCGATCCGGCCGCGGCCCTTGGACTTCTTCTTGTCCGGTCGGAAATTGCCGTTGGTGTCGTACAGCAGCGAGACGTTCGAGACCGCCCAGCGCAGCACCGCGTTGCCACCGTGGCGCATGCGCTTGGCGTAGACGACCTCCTCGAACTTCTTGGCGCCCGGGTACATCCCGCCGGTGTTCTGCGGCACCGCGACCATCGGCACGTCGTGCTCCTGCAGCTCGTTGGCTAGCTGCGTTGCGTTCCAGATGTCGAATCCGACCTCGACCACGTCATACAGCCGGCATGCCTCCAGCACCTTGGCTTTGACCGGCCGGTAGTCGGTGACGCTGCCCTCGGTGGCGATCAGCGAACCTTCCTTGACCCAGCGCTTGTAGCTGGCGCGATCGTCAGCCTCCTGCGTGTCGACCTTCTCCTGCGGACACCAAGTCCAGACCAGCACGTACCACTCGCCGTCCGGCTCGTCATCAGGCGGCGGGAACACCAGCGCGAACGCGGTCAAGTCTTGCGTGGACGACAGGTCCAGCCCGCCGTAGCAGCGGCGCCCGCGCAGGATGGCCGGGTCGAAGCGTTTGGCGCCCTTGTCCCACACCGCCGGCTCGATCCATCCCTCTGCCGAGTTGACCCAGAGGTTCAGATCCTTGGTCATGAAGTTGGTGCGCGCACTGGGCAGCGCCGCCGCCTTGCGAGCCATGTCCCGCATGTAGTCCCAGCGCTTGGACATGCCCAGGCCGGGATTCGCCTTCGGCCAGACCGCTTCGTCGAACGGGTCGTCGCCGTCGTCCAGCGTGTAGACGTAGCCGAAGAACGCATCGTCGTCGCGCTCGCCCTTCAGCACCTCGATCAGGTAGCGGCGCATGTCGGTGCACACGCCGTCCAGGATGAAGCCCGCCGTGGTGATAGCCGACAGCAGCGGCTGCTCGCGCGCGCCTAGCGCGGACTCCATCACCTCCCACACATCGGCGGACTTCTGCGCGTGCAGCTCATCAAAAAGGATGGCGTGCGGGTTCAAGCCATCGAGCGATTCGGCATTCGCCGGCAGCGGCTTGAACACCGAACTGTCGAAGGCGACCTTCTCCTGGTTGACGCCCTCGTGGATGGTGAAGGACCGCTTGACGCCACGCGAGCGCCGCGACCAGCGCCGGATGTTGTCGAAGGCCGGCTTGAACACCGACATCGCCTGCTCGCGCGTCGTCGCCACCGCGTAGACTTCCGCGCCGACCTCCTGATCCATCATGAACAGGTACGCGCCCTGCGGTCCTTTCCAGGTGCTCTTGCCGTTCTTGCGGGCGACCTCTTCATAGCCGCGCTTGAAGCGCCGCAGGCCTTCGTCGGTTTTCCAACCGTAAAGGACAGCGGTCCAGAACTTCTGCCACGGGTCGAGCAGGATCGGTTGGCCGGCCAGCGTGCCCTTGATATGGACGAAGAAGGTCTCGATGAAGCGGATCACGTGCCAGGCGGCATCGGGATCGAACCACAGGCCGCGCTTGTGACCGTCGGCCAGGTCGCGGTAGTGGCGCTCGACGGCCAGGTACACGTATTCGCCGACGACGATATCGCCGCGCAGCACCGGCAAGCCGTAGTGGATGTCCCACTCGCGCAGCTCGCCGGCCGCCGCCGTCAGACGGTCGACGTGCTTTTTTGTCCGGCGGGCCTTCGCGCGGCGTTGCGTTCGGCGGTTGCGTGCGCCAGCAGGTCCCCGAACAGATCGTCCTGCTGTCCCTCGTCGCCCAGCTTCGCCCGGGCCATCACCGAGGACGGCAGCGTCAGGCAGCTCTCTGGCAACCATGTGAGCAGCTCCTTTTTCAGGCTCGCCGCCGCGTAGAACAGCTGGTGCGGCTGATCGAATCCCGTCTTGGTCTTGATGAAGTAAGTGCCGCCGTTCGACGCTTCGAAGTTCTGCAGCTCGAGCTCGGTGTTGACCCAGCGGATGAAGGTCTTGCACACGACGGCGATCGCGAGGCCGGCAGTCAGGTGCGGCAAGCCCGAATCGCGCAGCGCGGCGCAGATGTAATCCCAGACCTTGCGCTCACGCGGGCTCAGCTGCGTGCCAGGCGGTGGCGCCGGCGAGCGCAGTTGCTTATCACCGGCACCGGACGGCGGCGGCGGCATTTGTGCATCGCCACCGGGCAATTCGGTGTCATTCAGGCCCATAGAAGGCTCCATTCCATGCGAGCCACCCAAAACGGTCCCCGACCGTCTTTCAGGCTCCCTATGAGGCGGATTCTTTAACCCCCCCCTCCCAAAAATTGCTCCCCGAAAATTCGAGCCTGGCGCGCGGTCCCGAGGCAGTCGAGGCCAGGGATTCGACCCCCTACCCCCCCCCCTCAGGGGGAGGGGTCGGCTACCCCTCCCCCACCGCGCCGCCCGCCGGGCGGGCCAGCCGCACCGGGTTGGCGAAGCCGCCGTCCTCGGTCGCGGTCTTGCGGTCGTGGCACGGCTTGCACAGCGCCTGCCAGTTACTGCGCGACCAGAACAGCTTCGCGTCGCCTTTGTGCGGGACGATGTGGTCGACCACTGTGGCCGCGACCACGTGCTCGTCGGCCAGGTGGATCACACACAGCGGGTTCTCGCGCAGGAACTGCTCGCGGGCACGCCGCCACTTGCTGTCGTATCCCCGACTGGCGGCGCTACCGCGGCGGGCATCCTGCTCGCGGGCGTGTTCGGCGCAGCGGCCGCGGTCAGCGGCGTATCGTCGGCAACCGGGTTGCACGCATGGTTTCGGGGCTCGCGTTGGCATAAGAAGCGCGGGCCGGCACTCGCGCACCGGCCCAACGAAAAGGCCCGCGTGATAGCGGGCCAAGGAGACACAGGGAAGCGCAAAGCAAAAAGCCCGACCGGTCTTCACCGAATCGGGCTTGTTTCACCGCACGCACTGATCGCACAGCGTAGCGGAAATCTACATGTGACCGGACATCATTTCAAGAGCAGGTGCAAGGGTGGGTATTTAACGCTCTGATTCTTAAGGCAATATCCGACCCCGACCAAAAGCGATTCGTGCATACGTCGCAGATGCCGCTCGCTCACCCTCAACTTGCGCGCGATGACGCGCTGCAAGTGACCATCGACGTACCACGCCACCGCCAGTTTCTGCAGCTGGTCGGGCAGCTTCCGCACGGCTTCATGCGTGCGCTCGCAGTCCGGTGGCGACATCGGGATGTACGCCTGCACCGGCAGCGAGCGGATCTCCTCGATCGTCAAGCAGCTTTGGCCGTAGCCGCTCGGCGCCCCACCGCTGACCATCCACCGGCCCCACGATTCAAGCTTCGCCACCACCCACGCGTGCGCGTCAACGCGCGCGCCTCTGTCCGCCATCATCGCTTCTGCCTCCCTCCGACCATTGCGCGCATCTGCGCGATATTGCGCTCGGCCACCGTCGCGGTGGCCAGCTCCTGCTCTGCCTCCGGCACGCCGGGAATCGGCGGCAGGTGTTCATGCTGCGCGATGCCCCACAGCCTCGACCATCGATCGGAGGCGCCGGGCCAGGTCGCCGCTCGGATGTCATCGAGGCCAAACCGAACCGCGGTCCAGAACACCGAGCGGTCGCGCCAGCCTTCTCCCCGGCCCGCGCCATCCGCGAGGCAGGCACGGGCCTCGGCAAAGGCCTGCTCCGCTGTCATGGAGCGACGCGTCATGCGCCCCTCCGCAGCAGCGTCCTTGCCAGCCGCGAAAGCCCGCCGGGCGGCAGCGGTCCTGCCTTACCGCCAATCTCGGCGCCGAACTGCTGCTCCCGCGCGGCCTGTGCGGCCAGCTGCTGCAGCGCGTGCTCGCGGTCGGCGGCCACCTGTTCCGCGTAGACGGTCTCCCACGCATCCCCTTGCTCTTTGGCCGCGCGCACCAGCGAATTGAAGTACGGCCAATCCCGGCCGACGATTCCGGCCTGCTTAGCGCCGTGCCATTCGTCCAAAACACGTTGGGCGAGGACCGGGCCTAGGTCACGCGACGTTCGCGCAATGAAGGCCCGCTGGTGGTGCGGCAGACCCCTCGGCCACTTGAGGTGCTTCTCGAACGCGATATCAGCCGCTACCTCCTCATCCGATCGCCGGGCCGAAGGCCCTCTCCCACCGCGCTTAGCCGGCTCGTGGCGTTGCTCTGAGAGCTGCTGCGCATGCGTGCCGATCGGTGTTGCGTCGGGGTTGTCTTCCTCACGCGCCGCAGGCGTGGGAGGGTCAATCTCGCCATCCCCATCGCGCCGCAGGCGTGAGGGGGTAGGGGGAGTGGGGTTTAAGGTTTTACCGGATACCTGATGTGTGTCGGCTTTCGCGCTTGAACTACCCTGTGCATAAGCCCTCGGAGCCTTGCGCGACCTAGGTTTTGAGGCACCCTGATGGGCTACCGCACCCCCTCCGGCTTTTTCCTGGACAAGCAAATCCGTGCGGGCGAGCGGCAGTCGAAACCGCAGGCGAAGGTTGTTGCCGATGGACTCCACCAGCCCGACCTTTTGCAGTTGCGCGATGCGCCTGCGCAGCTGCTGCTCCGAAGGCTTGCACGCCTTCACGCCGGGCCGGCCTGGCATCTCGGTATCCTCGCGCAGCGCCCACCACGAAATCGCCGCTGCCGCGCCACCAACGATGCCGGTGGCGTAGTTCATGCGGCGGCGCAGGGCCGAGTACAGATCGCGCGCCAGATGGTCGACCTTGCGCATCGCAGCCCATTCGTTGTCGTCAATGGCGAACGTCGTCATTGGCGCTTCTCCTGCTTGAATTTCTCGGCGCCCCTCTGCCACGCCTGCGCGTGGTCCGAGCCGGGAAGATAGGGATTTGGGCGACCACGGCGCGCGTCGGCGGCGCCTTTCGCCTCGATCTCGTGACGAGGTTGAATCGGGTAGTCCATAAGCAAGTTAGGGCCGCATCGCGGCCTCACAAAGAGCATCGAACGTGGCCACGAATGCGGTTGGATTGTCGGGGCCACATTCGGCCCGATAGACGGTGGTGGCGCCGACCACATCGGCGCGGTATGCCTCGCGCGAACCGCTGTCAGGCATCTGGTGCCAGCGCTCGGCGCAGACTGTGGCGAGCGCCGACATCTGCCGGCCGGCGGCGAAGGCGAAAAACACGTCGCTGAGGGGCCAGAAAGCCAGCAGGTGAACCGCGAAGGCTTTCAACGAGACGAGCCCCTTCTCGCGCGCGATCCGCTCGACGTACGCCCAGGCGCAGCACAGCTGCTGCGGACGCGCGCAATCGAGGCCGATCGCCTCACGGGATGGGCGACAGCAGCGCATGTCCCGGTCGAAACGAACCGACGGCGGCTTCACGCTATTCCCGGTCGAACGAACAGAGGTCATCCCACACGTCGCCCAGGTCGGCACTGCCGTCATAGGTGGCGATCCAATGCTGCTGCGCCTTGTCGACGCGCAACTGCGCCGCATAGTCGGCGTGGTTGACGCTGACCAGGCGAAACACGCGGCCACGACCGCTCTTGATCGCGAACACGCCAAAGGGCTCGCCGCCCCGCAGGATGCGTTTCTTGATTCGACCGAACAGCGACACGAGTTCCCGCCTGGTGAGCGGTTTGCGCGATCGCAGCAACGCGCGCTGACGCATCGCGGGCGGGCTTGACTGAGCCAGCTGCATCATTGCGTTCCCCGCCCTGCTGTCTCGACTGCCGCATCCGCGGTCATCGTCACTTGCATGACGGCCCGCATCACGTCGAGCGCTTCCTTGTGGATCCGCTCGCGATCTCGGACGCTGATCTCGCCATCCGCTGCACGCTCGGTCACGGCGGCAACCAGCTCAGCGAACTCGCGGGAGAGGACGCCTAGCGTCCCGAATACGTCTTTGGTGGACGCCTCACCGAAGGGCGGCTCCACGGCAATGAGGCCGTGCCGCCAACAGAACGCCTGCACAGGAACCTTCGCCGATGCGACGCCGGCCTCCTCGCACAACTCGACCACGAGAGACGCTTCCTCATAGCTCAACGCATGCGAAGCGATACCGGGCCGAAGTTTGTTGCGCAGAACGTTGGGCGACACCACCTTGCCCTGCCGCCGGCCCATGGCAAAGGCCAACGCATCGATCCCCCCTGGAAAGCGACGCGCCAGGTTGTACAGCGCCTCATGCTGGTCGATGTCCGAATACTGATAGGTCACGGTAAACCCCCGGTGTTTTGGCCGTGTCGCCTATGCGGCACCCCGGCTATCTTTCTGAAAAACGCGGCACGTTGACCGCGGCTCAGGGAGAAATCGAATGGACCACCCAAAGCCTTTCCTGCTTCGCCGCCTCACCCCGCTGGAGCGGCACGCCATCGCACGCCTGCGCAAGCACCGCACCGCGCAGGGCCCTCGGCGGCAACGAGCTCAGGCCAGATGCGCGCCCAATCGTCCGGTCGCAAATCGCTGCGGCTGACTTGCCCTTCGGTGAGCAATTCGATCTCGACACAACGGATCGGGGGCGGAAGCACACCTCTGATCCACTGGCTCACGAGCCCTTGAGAAACACCCAAGGCACCAGCGAACTCGTGCTGCGTCACTCCGGCGGTGATAAGGAAGTCTCGTAGCTGCATGGCGACGAATAATAGAACTTCTACGGAACGTGCGCAATAGAACATCTATCGTCGTTGTTCGCGCCGACAATAGCGAATCTAATAAAATCGAGCCCTATGGCCACCGTTCTGAAACGCCCTCTGACCCCCGATGAGCTCGCGGACGCCGAGCGGCTTCGCGCTGCCTGGAAGGCGTATCAAGACGCCAGAAAGCTTGTAGGCGAGCGCCCAACCCAGGAATGGCTTGCCGTGGAGACCGGCCTTGGTACTCAAGGGCTCATCTGGCAATACCTGAATGGACGCATCCCGCTGAACCTGAAGGCGCTGCTGAAGATCTGCGCTGCCATTGGGGCACGGCCAGCGGACATCAGCCCCACACTCGCTAGCGGGCTACCGAATCTAACCTCCACGTCCATACGCCAGAGCTCGGAAATTGGTGTAAACCCTGACGACAAGAGCGGTGTGCCCCGAAATGGAGCACATGCTTACAATGACCCTTCAACCGGGGCGTTCCCCTCAGAAGGGGATAACTTCGAGGCGGGGCCCGATCTTCGCCCGAGGAAGTACCCGGAGATTTCTTGGGTGCAAGCGGGGATGTGGACTGAAATTGCAGATAACTTCGTGCCGGAAGAGGCACAAGATTGGCACTATTGCCCCTACGATTTGGGCGAAAGGGGCTTCGTGCTGAGGGTCATGGGTACGTCAATGACGTCCCAAGAAGAGAGCGCACGCTATTCATTTCCGGCTGGAACGCTGTTGTTCGTGAACCCGGACATCGAAGCGGTTCCGGGAAGCTTCGTCATCGTGCGTCGCAACGGCAATGAGGCGACGTTCAAGAAGCTGAGCCTGATTGACGGCGAACTGTTCCTGGAAGCGTTGAACCCAAGTTGGCCCAATCGCTATATCCGGGTCACATCAGAGGACGTCATCTGCGGCGTGGTCGTCTTCTCCGGGATGCCTCTAGTCGCGCCCTTGGCCGGCCGCGCCAGGTTCGGCGGGTAGCTTACCCGCGAGGTCGAGAACCGCGTTCAGAGCGTCCTCGACCTCCTTCGAAATCCGACCACCTCGGTCGAGGGCCTGAATCCGTTCAACTAGCCGCTGAGCACTCCGGCTGGTCTTCATTCGGTCCGGCACGGGCCCCACCAGTAACGCCTCGATTGACACGGAAAGCGCCTTGGCGATTTCCGCCGCTCGGCCGTACGGGGCGCCGCCCCGTTGCTTCCAGTTTGTCACCACCGCAGTTGCGACATTCAGCCTTCGCGCAAAAGCAGCCTGGTTAATCCCTGCGGCTCCCATTAATGCCTGCAGCCGCGACCAAGGAATCGTGCTCGTCTTTTTCTCCATGGCCGCGACGCTATCCGCAAAGGCGTCGCCCCGGCATCACATCTCGTTTACATATTTGGTTGTTTTTTGAACACAAATTGTTACAAAGGAATTGACTCGAACGGCGTCCTTGTGCCGGCTGCCACACTTCTTACGCCTATGACTTGGGCCGGGAAGACGAAAAACCCAAGCGAACCGCGCGGCGACAGCACTACCGAGAAATAGCATTTCTATTGACTAGCGATACATAGCGCTTCTATTATTCACGGCGATGACCAACAGGAGTCGCCATGAATACGACTGCACTTCCTCCTCTGCTTCGACGCATCGCCACCATCGCGACTTACCTCGCGCTAGTTGCGTGCACCCTCGCCGTTCACGCCTGCGCCGTGGAATGGGATAGCCGGGCACACACCACGGCTACTGCGGCACGGCACGCGTGAGGGTGGCCACATGATCCCCTTTCGCATCGTCATCGACGGCCACCGCGTCCAGTTCGGCCTGTTCCGGTCCAGCTTCGACGCGATCGTCTACGCGCTCGACTGCGGCGCTCGTAGCGCATCGGCCAAGCGAGTCGCCGGAGCGGGGCACTGATATGGCCCGGCGTCGCGCGCGCTACACCTTCGCCGACCTGGTCGAGGGCTTCCGCCTGATGAACGGCTCCGGCATCGCGGAGGTGCGCCTCCTCGACTGGCGCGTCGCCAAGCAGGTCCGCGCATTCCTTGACGCCCGGCGCAAAGCCGGCGCGCGCCGCCGCCCCCGCCCCCGCTTCGATCCCTCCATCCCCGACCACAAACGCCGTCAGGCAAACGACCTCGACTGAGGAGTCGCACATGTTGATTGGACTTACCGGACGCCCTGGTGCTGGCCAGGACGATGCAGCGGACTACCTTTCCAAGGTCCACGGCTTTGCCGTTGTCCGCATCGATGCGCCATTGCGCCGCATGCTGCAGGCGGGCCTTGGCATCACGCCCGAGCAGCTTTCGCCGGGCCAGCAGCACGAAAAGCCGCCAGGCTTCAGCCACTCGCCATTCGAGCTTTTGCATAGCCTTCGCTGGACATGGGTACTCACCGCTGTGCATGACGACACGCTGGCCGCGATGGCGCGGGACGCCATCAACGAGGCCGGCCCGCATCCGGTGGTGATCCCGGACATCTTCACGCCGGCAGAGGCCGCGCTCGTTCACGAGCTGGACGGCCGCATCGTGCGCTTGGTCAACCGTGCAGCCCCATGCCGCGGCCCTGAGCCGGTGGTGCCCGAGCGCGATTTCGACCAGACGATCGAGGTGCCGCCGCAACCGTTCGGCCTGTTCGATCAGCTCGACGCGTTGGCCGCCGAAGAGGCATGGATCGGGGCGCTGTCATGAGCTGCCGCCACCCATACCAGTGTCGCCGCGCAAGGCAGCCGGACCAGCGCGCCAAGCAAGGGATGCAGCTGCTGCTGTTTGACGCAATCGCGCGGCTGTTCCTCGACCCGTCCGAAGAATCCTTCACCGCTGCCTATCAACTCGTGGCCACCACCCGCCAAGCGATGGCCATCCAACGCGTGACGGACTTCGATGTGCACATCCGGTCGGCGCTGCTCGCACTCGATGACATCGCCACCAGGTGGGAGCAGACCGGCGAAGTCGTGCTGTATCGCCTCGAGAAGAAAACGCTGCGCGCCGCCGCGCCGCAGATCGCTGCCGCGATTGACGCGGCCTCCCCTACCGCGCTCGCCACCGCCAAGGATCGCGTCCAGGCCGAGCTGGCAGCGCAGGGCATCGCCATGCCTTCCGACAATATGGAGACCCTCGCATGACCATCGAACACGCACCGCGCCTGGCCTATACCGACGACAGCCACATTGAATTGGCGCCCCGGCCGCACGTAGACGATATTGCCGTCGACACGCTGGCCGCACAGCAGAAGGCCAGGATGGCCGAGAAGCGCGCGCAGGGCTTCAACGGTTGGGACGACCCGCGCCGCTGCTCGGTGGAGAAGCTGTCGATGCTCATGGCGCAGTCCATGTGCAAGGGCAAGGTGGTCGACGTGGCCAACTTCGCGGCCATGCTCCATAGCCGCGGCGCGGCACCTGAGCTGGTGGGCGAGCATGCCATGCGCTCGCTGCTGCGCGGCGCGCGCGAGCATCGCACATCCGTCGCATCGCAGCTGCGCGTCATCCTCGCCGATGACAGCTACGCCTTCACCTTCCAGACCATGGCGCAGTACCGGACGGCCCTGCTCAAGGTGTTCGACACCGTCGCCACGACCGAGGAACCGACGCCACAGGCCTGCACGCACTGCGGCGGCAGCGGCCGCCAGGAGGATGTTTTCGAGCAGGCTGAGAACCCCGTCTATGCGCTCGGCGAAGAACTGGTCAAGGCACAGGCCCCGGACGCCGACCCGCGTGCAGTCGATACGCTCATCGAGGCGCTGGACTGCACGCTACGCGAGCACGGCTTCACGGTAGTACCGGCTGAGACTGAGCAGGCCACCGAGCAAGCGCGGCCGACGCAGGAGATCATCGCCGAAGCAATGGCCGAACATTGCGAGAGCAACGGCTATGCGGTTGCGCCCGAGGTGATTGAAAGCCTAGCGAAGCTCGTCGCACACATGGATGAGCCTGCTATTGCCGCGCCCGCCGCAGCAGAGGCGCAGCCCGCCGACATTGAGCGTGCGCTGTTTGAGTTGGTCAACAAGATCGACAGCGAGCTGGATACCGGCGATCTGCTGGCAGATGCAAGGCGAGCGTCGGCAGCGCTGGACGCAATCATGCATGGCGGCGACCTGGTGGCTAACGCATGGGAATTCTTCAAGACGGCAGGTCCCAATGCGAGACGTTACGAAACGTCCGTCGAATTCCGGATCGGCTGGAACGCCTGTCTTGATGCAATAGGCGAGGCGCGAAAGCAAGCCGCCCATTCCCGGCAGGCGCAAGGCGGGGCGCTGTCGGATCAGCAGATCAGCGAAATCGCCAGCCGCCATTTCAGCTACGAATCCGATATGGCGACGATTACGGCGTTCGCCCGCGCCATCCTCTCCCGCGCCGGATCGGAGCCGCGCGCGGAGGAGCGCAAGGAAGCGCGCGTCATTTGCATCCGGGCCAAGGAGCTTCTCGACGCGCTGGAATTGGCCGCCCCCGACGCATGCCCGGATGGGTTCGACCGCGAGCACGAGCAGATGGATACGGAACTGTGCATCGGTCGTCTAAAGGGAAGCCTGGATGACGACGGAAAGGACACTGGCCCCGGCCTCTTTGCCTGGTACTCCGAATACCCCGAGGAAGGCGTCATCCCCCTTCGCCTTGACAGTGAGGTTCGGGCCGAGATTGACGCCGCCCTCGCCGCGCAGAAGAAGGGGGCGTGATGGACAAGCGCACGCTTGACGAACTGACGCGCCTGCATTCGAACCTGACCACGTTCGGCGCCATCATCGCGGTCCTAGAGGGCGGCACGGTCTACGGTGGCGTCGCCAGCGAGAAGGCGGCAAACCGAATCATCGGCATCTGCAAGAAGGAAATGGAGCGCCTTGTCACCCGATACGACGACTTGCGCGCCTCCGAACTGGTCCTGACTCCGGCACAACCCGCCGCCTCAAAAGCGGCTGGAAGGAGCCGCCTATGATCCGCGACCAGTTCCTGCTCGACATCAGCCACGAACTCATCGTGGACAACTTCGCCGGCGGCGGCGGCGCCAGCTGCGGCATCGAGCTCGCGCTCGGCCGCCACGTCGATATCGCCATCAACCACGACCCCGAGGCCGTGGCCATGCACTCGATCAACCATCCTCAGACCGAACACCATTGCGAGTCGGTGTGGGACGTTGATCCGCTGGAGCTGACCCGCGGACGACCTGTTGGCCTGGCGTGGTTCTCCCCGGATTGCAAGCACTTCAGCAAGGCCAAGGGCGGCAAGCCGCGCGACAAGAAGATCCGCGGCCTCGCCTGGGTGGCGATGCGCTGGGCCGCGCTGGTGCGGCCGCGCGTCATCATCGTGGAGAACGTCGAGGAATTCCAGACGTGGGGGCCGGTGCTGGCCGACGGCACGCCCTGCCCTGTGCGCAAGGGCAAGACCTTCCGCAGCTTCGTCCACCAGCTGCAGGAGAAGGGCTACGCGGTCCAATGGCGAGAGCTACGCGCGTGCGACTACGGCGCGCCGACCATCCGCAAGCGGTTGTTCCTCATCGCCCGCTGCGATGGCAAGCCCATCGTCTGGCCGGAGCCCACGCACGGCGCGCCGGACAGCGCTGAGGTGAAGGCGCGGAAACGGAAGCCATGGCGCACCGCTGCCGAGTGCATCGACTGGTCAATCCCCTGCCCCTCGATCTTCGAGCGGGCCAGGCCGCTGGCCGAGGCCACGCAGCGCCGCATTGCGCGCGGCCTGCGGCGCTACGTCATCGACGCGGCCAAGCCATTCATCGTCGGCATCGACCATCGCGGCTCCGGCACATCGCCGGTCTGGCCTGGCACGCAACCGATCACGACCATCACGGCCGAGGCTCGCCACGCCGTGGTCGCGCCGCACCTAACGAAGTTCCGCACCGGCTCGACCGGCGCCGACCTGCGCGATCCGATGCCGACGATCACCGCGGGCCCGAAGGAGAATCCGGCCGGCGCGCCGCACGCCCTTGGGATCGTGGCGACGACGCTGGTTCAGACCGGATATGGCGAGCGCGCCGGCCAGGCGCCGCGCGCGCCGGGCTTGGACAAGCCGCTGGGCACTGTCGTCGCCGGCGGCGCCAAGCACGCCCTCGTGTCGGCCTTTCTGGCGAAGCACTACGGCGGGAACTACGACGGCCCGGGCGCCGGCCTGGAGGCGCCCGCGCATACCGTCACGACAACTGATCACCATGCCTTGGTGTCCGCGCAGCTCGTCGGCTGCGGCGGGCGGGCGGGACAGAGCCGCCCGCGGGACGCTGGCGAGCCGATGCAGACCATCACAGCAAAGGGCGACACGGCCATCACCACGTCGCACCTGGTAAAGCTCCGCGGCGAGTGCACGGGCAGCGCGGCGGACTCGCCGGCGCCGACGGTCACGGCCGGAGGCACGCACATCGGAGAGGTCCGCGCCTTCCTCGTGAAGTACTACAGCGAGGGAGGTCAGGATCAGGACTGCCGCGACCCGATGCACACCATCCCGACCAAGGACCGCCTAGGCCTGGTGACGGTCGCTGGCGCGCAATACCAGATCGCCGACATCGGCATGCGCATGCTGGAACCGCACGAGCTATACGCCGCGCAGGGCTTCCCGAGCAGCTACGAGATCGCGCCGATCATCGACGGCCGCCGGCTACCGAAGCACGCGCAGGTCCGGATGTGCGGGAACAGTGTGAGCCCGCCGATGGCGGCGGCGCTGGTACGTGCAAACGCGGCGGACCTAGCCAGCTGGTCGCCGACCGAGGCCAAACGTATTGGACTGGCCGCATGATCGACGCAGCAGCACGCATTATCGAATTGACCCGCAAGGATTGGAATCTGGAGCACCAAGATGGAAACCGCTGAATTGATCGACAAACTAGCCAATGCCCTCAAGGAGCGTATGCAGCCGGCCGTGCCGCTCTCCATCAAACTGTGGACAATCGAGATGATCGCCAACTATCTGAACCGCAATCCCGACGTGGTGCGGCAGCGTGTGGTCTGCCTACCCAGCTTCCCGCCGGCGATTCGGCTGCCGGCCGGCGAGACTGGCGTCGGCAAGCCGATGTGGAAGGCGTGCGAGGTCATCGAGTGGGTCGAGTCGCACAAGGAAACCGCGCCGCGCGGTGGCCGGCGCCGCTCGACTCAATCCAGCTTGGCAGCCAGATCCTCCGCCGTCGGCGCGTAGTAGACGTTCTGCAGGATGCGGAGATCGCGGTGGCCACTGATCTTCGCGAGCTCCATCACGTTGAATTTCTTGGCCAGCCGGGTCAGACCTTCCCGTCGCGAGTCGTGGAAGGTCAGCCCCTCGACCCCGGCCCTGTCCCTCGCCTTCCGGAACAGTGCGTCGAGCTGCGCGCTCGTCAGCCCGAATACCGTCCCTTCGAATTGATCTGCCAGCGGCTCGAGCTGCTCAATGATGCGCAGCGCGCGCGACGACAGCGGTACCGACCTGGCCGTGCCGTTCTTCGTCTTCGGAAGATACACATACCGCTTGTCCCGGAAAACGTGCTCGCGCCGGATGCCGACAATCTCGCCCGCGCGCATGGCGGTCTCTATCGCGAACAGGTAGGCGGCGCCGCAGCGCGCGGTGGCCGTGGTCGGCGTCTCGTCCTGGTCGTATCCCAAGGCGTGGCAGATGCGATCGATCTCATCCTGCGTTGGCCGACGCGAGCGCGGCTGCTCTTCCTTTGGTCGCGAAACGCCGCTGATGGGGCTCTCGTGAATCCACCCCCATTCCCGCTTGGCGGTCATGAAGCAGGCCGAGAACAGGTTGAGGTCGCGCGCAACGGTGCTGCCGGCGACCTGCTTGAGCCGCTTGTCACGCCACGCCGCCCAGTCGGCGGCACGCACGTCGATCAGCTTCTTCTCAGCCAGCTTCGGCTCGTCCCGAATCAGCGCCTCAACCCGGTTGTGCTCCCAGCGCGCGGCGCGCGGCGACTTCTTCGGCGAGACCAGGGTGACATAGCGACGCAGCAGGTCGGCGACTGTGTGGTCGGCGGTGACCTTGCCTGCCATGATTTTCGCCTCCTCGGCGGTCGCCCACGCCACGGCCTCGGCCTTCGTCTTGAAAGTGGCCGACGTGCGCACGCCCTTCCTCGCAACCTCTGCACGCCAGATGTTTCCGCGCTTCCGATAGCTCGCCATCCGTCCCCCGGTTCAAATTTACGCCACGGGCGTAAATCTGGCGTAGCGGGTAGTTCCAGAATGCTCGGATAGGCCCGGTCACGCTCAGACGCAAATCGCCCGGCAGCCTAGATTCTACAAGGCGTTGCGCGGAAAAGTTCGGGGAGGCTCGGGGATACTAAAACGAGGGGTGGTCCCGCCGACAGGAATCGAACCTGTATCTAGCGCTTAGGAGGCGCTCGTTCTATCCATTGAACTACGGCGAGCGGATAGCCGGGCATCGCTGCGACGCCCTGGGATGCGGTCACCGTTGAACCGGTGCAACCGCGCGCGCGGCCATCGGCCGAGGCAGGGGCGGAGTATAGCAAAGTCACTTGGCGGGGAGCGTCTCGCCGGCACCCGGAAATGTGCGATTTCGCGCCGAGCCGCGTCCCGGTTGCGATCTGGCGCGCAAACCGACGCCGCGGGTGCGATCTGTCGCGTGAATCCGCGTCACGCGTGCGATCTGCCGCGCGTCTCCGCGTCGCGGGTGCTATTGAGCGCGCGGAGCCGCCTCGCGCAGGCGCCAACTGCCGCGCGGAGCCCGCGTCGTGCCTCCAACCCTCGCACAAATGAAAAGCCCGCCAATGTCCTGGCGGGCTGGCTGCGGACGGGCCGGGCAGTCTAGGTCGACGCTGGCGGCATCGCCACAAGCCACGGTGCAGGTCCTCTTCCTCATGGTTCCGCCGATGTCGCG